AGAAGTACTAAGCAACTACCTGTTTTTTAATCTTATAACCCTTAAATGAATGATCAAGCAAGAACAAGCCGAAAAGTTCTTAGGCAAGCATGAGCCTAAGCAGCTTAAAGAAGCCGATTTAGCTTCTTTCTCTACTGCCTACCAACAGTTGGGCAAGTATATCATCAACCTGATAGACTATGATGAGTCATGTATAATCGGCAAAACGAAATGTGCCAAAAGTCAAAATGAAAAGTACATTTTTTGAACGAAAATACATGGCGCAAAGATACTAAAAAACACGGAGTATATCCGTGTTTTTTTGCTTATATAGGATAGTTAGCTGTAAGGACCTCTAACCTATTTTTCCCTACTGCATTACTACTGCTTAGATGCATGGTTATCTCTTTTTGGTACCAGCCATATTGCTCTACATATTTAGATAGTTCCTCATTATGATATGAGCTAAGCAGGAACTTACCTTTGACTTTAGCTAAAGTTGCCAATAGTTCATTGAAGTGATATTGTTCATATCCTCCATAGTGCCCTTGTTTGGCTCCTACATACGGAGGATCTACATAGTGGAACGTATCAGGTGTGTCTCGTAAGGATATCACCTCACAAGCATCATTATTCTCTATCTGCACGCCTCTTAGTCTCTCTGAATAGCTCTCTTTGAAGTTGTCTATCTTATTATGTAGACAAATAGCATTTTTTCCATCTGTGGTAATACGGCAGTTACCTACTTGGCAAGAAAACCCACAATTGGTAGCATACCAGAACGCCCAAGCTCGGTGAATATCACTAAAGATAAAAGGGGTATGATATATCACTAACGCTGATTTATACGCATCTTTGCTAACAACTGACTGCTCTATCAATACCTTAAGAGCCGAAAAATCTGATTGTAACACTTTATAGAAAGTATATACATTGGCATTAAAGTCATTAATAATTTCTACTTTTGCTTTTTCTTTTGCCCAGAATACGGCACCTCCTCCAAAAAAGCCTCTGTATATACTTTGTGAGGTGGAACAAGAGGTAAAATGTAGGGCAACATGGTTTGTTTCCCTCCATAGTAGGATATTGGTGTGCGTTGCCAATTTTTTGAATTATATTTCATTGTTTTTAGTGTTTTTATTTTAGAAAATTCGTATCTTTGCGACTTCTCAGGGTATAAAGATAAATAGCAACAAAGCACAGAAGACTTATTGTCCTCCGTAGCCTTGTTGCTATTATTTTTTAAATACCCTGAGAAAGTTTTAAAAAAGCGGAGGACATTTTTTACTGCCTATCCTCCTATTTTAGCAGGTTTTAAAAGCATTTTAAAAGCCGTTTAAACTTCACCGAAACGGTTTTAATTTCCAGAATATCCAAGCAACTACGCCGAGTATCAAAGTGCCTATAATAAAGGTGGAAGGTATTTTTTTGACCTCTTTTTGTACTTGCTTAGATTGTTGTAGGTATTGGTTTTTGGTTTCGGATTTTTGGCTTACTTGTGAGTGTATATAAAGAGTACTATCAGCCTGCTGTAGGCTCTTAGAAATGTTATCTATGGTTTTAAGGGTAACCTTTCCGTTTCGTACTCTTATGGTCTCACTGTCGCCATCTCGTATGCGGTAATATACCAACTCCTTGGCATTTCCCGCACTGTCTTTCTCGCTCTCAAGAGTAACCTCATACAATTGCGATTGTTGCACCTCAAAAGTGCTTACCTTTTGGGACTTCTCTACTTGTATAGAACTATCTTTGGTTTCCTTTCTTTCGCTTTGCCGCTCTTCTCTGTGCTCGGTTCGGTTTGATTTCTTGCTCCCGCAACCGAAAAGCACCATAAGAGCTAATAGTAAATACAATTTCTTTCTCATACATTACTTTTGAATTTCTTGTTGTTTGATTGACTTTTCGAGCCACATAAGACCCTCCTCTAACTTGGTAATAACAAGGGATAGTTCTCTTGTACGTGGCAATTGCCCTACTTTAGTGAGTAGGCTTTCATACTCTTTTTTTAGTTCATTTTCTTCTATCATAATTAACAATTTACGATTAAATATCCTTATACTCGTCTTTAGCATTGAAGCAAGGACAAGCCTTTTTTACTCCTGCAAAGTCTCGGTGCCCTTGTATTACGGCATTGGGGTATAGTGCTCTTAGTTCTTTGAGGAGCTTGACGAGTGCTTCCTTTTGAGCTTTTGTTCGGGTGTCTTTAGGTTGGAGAGTATTCTTGTCGATTCCACCTATGTAACAGATCCCTATACTGTCCTTATTATGCCCCTCCACATGAGCGGGTATCTTGTCGACATCACGCCCAAACTCTATAGTGCCGTCCAAGAGGATTACGTAATTATAGCCTATCTCGTTGAACCCACGCTGGCGATGCCATAGGTCAATGTCTTTGGCAGTGTGTGTGCGTCCTTCAGGTGTAGCTGAACAATGAACGACAAGGTAATGAATGGTACGTTTGCTTTTTTTCATGATGGTTTGGTTTTTAAATATTAATATTCTTACTTTTCTCTAAAACAGGTAGCATAAAGAGTATAGAAACATCCATTTTATGCTTAGATTAATACTATCGTCAACTCTTTTCCAAAAAGGCTTTGAAAGGTAATGCTTTCACCATTATCTTCATATATCATACCTTTTTCAAGGTCTCCTCCAACTGCATAGAATGAAATTACTGCTTCTTCAACCACAATTCCGCTCATACTTCCTCCTATTTTTACTTTTCTCCCATTAATATACAAATACCCATAACTTTCGGAAGCTATATATGTTCTCCTATTAAAACGTGTATGAAAGTCAATTGCTGTTAATTTTCTTGTTTCCCTAAAATTATTCTTAATATAAGCCTTACAGACAATATCATTACCTTCTCTAATAATCTCAAATTTTTTAGTCTTTACATCAACTGACCCTATGCCTGATGGGTTAATGACGCCAAAATTAATATCAGACCTATAATCTCCTTGCAAAGGGATATGTCTCTCAATATTTTTCCCTTTTTGTGTGGTAAAATAATCTTTTACTCTTACTTGACAAAAGGGAATGTTATTTCCATTATTTCCCCAATCAAAATATTGTATCGCATTCATCTGTTTATGTATTTAATAATTGTATAAGGAATGAAGCTCGCTACTATATCCCACCAGTCTATGTATGTCCCCTTGTAATATTTATCATACAGCTCCTTGCATAGCCCTATCACGCCCAAGGCAATAGCGGCTATAAGTAAGGATTTCCCCACGGATAGGAATAACACTGCTACCAAGAATATGCCTACAAATAGCATATTCCCATACTTACTATGCAGGAGCTTGTCGCTCCCATTGAGTTTGTTCATTACTTTCATCATATATTCCTAATGTCTATATAACACTTATTACCATAGATACTCACCACAGCCGTACTTCCATCACCCCCATTGAAGCTATTATCCCCCGTGTAGATAATTTGCTTTCCTAAACAAGTGAAGGTTACATTACCTCCTGCAAATACTTTCCTAAAAGTGACAGAGCATCTATCAGGAAATACATTAAGAGCACAATTATCTATTGAGTTGGTAACGAAGATGACCTTATCCGCTTCATTAGGAAGTATTTGCCTTGTACCATTTATATCAAATCCTACTGGAGCATCTTCAGGAGCAGGACTCCAATCGGTAGGTATATTGCCTCGCTCGATCTTAAACCCGCAGACATCTATATATCCAGTACCTGTTTTCTCAGGACGTGCAAAACAATAGCCACTTTGGGTAACCCTGAACGCTACATATACACGATACCATGTATTTTGCGCTCCACTATTTACAATCTCTCCATTTGTTCTTATAACTTCTGTCTGAGCAGAACCTCCTTTTCTTGGGTCTCCAGCGAACAAGTAGAATGTTAAATCTCCTTGCTTTCTTACATACAAAGAAAGGGTATATATTTCTCCTTCTTGTAATTGTATTCTCTGAGTTATTCCATACCAATCTGAATTACTACGATATATAGATAGTTCATTGTAAGTCTCACTTATAGGTGTCCAATACTCTTTCTGAAACCAATTCCCTGACATGTATTGAGTAAATCTCATTAGGTTTCTCCCTCCCACTTGTATCTTCTCTATAGCCTCTTGTATTTTCTCTTCGGTAACTATGGTTGGCTTTCCATCTATATTATCCCAATGGTGCCTATGCGTACGTAGGGCATATTCAGGGTGGGTATGCCCAAGAAGCGCGTAACGGCCGTCAAGGCTTACAGTAAGCTGTTGACTATCGCTCCTTACACCTGTGAGTACGCCTGTCTGTTCGTTGAAGTTGAGAGAATTTAGCTTGATGTCGGCCAAGTTTTCGGGAAGGGTATCATTGTCCGTAAATGGCGCTTGTATAGCCGTTCCATCGGCAAAGGTTATGGTGATGATCTTATCCACATCACCCGTTACGGTAAGCCCAACCACCCGTTTTTGGGCGTTGGCTTGGTTTGTGCGTTTCTCCTCATTGGTATAATCATTTGAGGTAAGGGTTTTACCTGCTTCCTTATCCACTTTACGGTCAAATAGTCCGCTATGAGCTTGACTATCGGTGAGATGGTTACGTAGTTGTTCTGCGGAAGCAGTAGCCTCTAAAGCTGTAGAAAGCCCTTCTACTTTGTTCATAGGGATATTCTCATCCTTGTGCCAATAGCTATCCATCCACGCCCAAAAGTGCTCTTGTGTTGGCTTTAGAAAGTTTGCAAATCTGCGTTTAAGGGTTGAAATAGGAGTAATCATTTTTTAAAGAATTAAAGAGTTATAGGTATTTAGAAGCCAACAAATCGTATAAACTTAACTATTCGTGAGGGTTGTACATTATCAATAGGTTGTTCTTCTCCATTGAGGACTGCCTTAATATAACTTCCTGAGTCTTTTCCCCAGTTCGGCAATGCTCCACTACCCGTAAAGGAACCATCATTCCATCTGCTATATCTTCTAATATTGGTTCCAACAACCTCAAAATTTTCTCCATTTTGATATTCTAAGTCAAGTTTTAGATTAGGGAGGTGTCTAAGTTGTATTTGTTCTGTTTTACTCCCTACTTCCGTACCTAATCTACTAAATAGAGTATCATCGGCTTTATGCCCTACAGGTACTACTCCCTGCATCTCAGTATGTTCAACCCAACCCTCAGGGATTTCAGAGGCTGGTCTGTCCCATATAGCGACTAATCCTATAGGTACTGTCTTTCTTACTCGCTCTTCTAGTTTTTCCAATCTTTTAAGAACAGAGTTGTCATCGGAAAGGGTTTGCTGTTCTATTTGTTGGTTTGTCATAATCCTTTTGAAGCTAGCCCAAGGATAGGTTCTGGTGCTATTGCCAAAGGTTGCTACCTTTTGGATATAGACATTCTTTGATGAGCCATCTTCAAAGGTCTGTGTGGTTTGGGTCTCTTTGATAAATACAGTAGCTCCTATGGTAGTACCCTCAAAAGGATATAGTTCCCCTTCTATGGCTACCACACCATCGCTAATGGTATTGCCTACTTGCTGGCAACCTGATACAATGGCCAAGTCGCCTGTTAGTCCGCTGATAGCATTGAATATCTTATAGGTGTTCTGTAAGAAATTGAGCGTTTCGGTAGTTAGAGGAAAACCTCCCGCTTGGTTACAATGGATAATGTTCATTTTGTTTAGTTGTTAGTGATTAGTTGGTTAGTCTATAAGGCAATCATATAGCGTTTGCTTGCCAATTTGTAGAAGTCAATTAGGGCTTCCATTTCAAAGAAACGGTAACGGCCTATCTCCGATGTAGGTGTCTTTTGGCTGTCCCATACATCTTGGGGTACTTTGACGATAAAATCAACACCAGTATCGGCATAATCCACACCACGGCGAAGATACATAGTACCTAAGAACTTAGGCTTGCGCTCGGCTTCGGTATAGATGTATTGGCTTTGGTACTGGCTACCCTCAAGGATACGGATACGCCTAAGGATTGGGTCAAAAGTATCATTAAGTGCCTTGCGTAGGTAACATACCTGTCCGTTGAGCGACAATTTCCGAATGTCGGCAGCTCGCTTAAGGGTAAAGTCATAATGCAACCTCCCTATGGGAGCTACTAACATTCTCATCCAGCCTACTAATTTAGCTTTGCGTAAAAAAGTGGGGATCAGCAATAAACTTAGTTTTTCTATGTCAAGTTGAAAGATTCTCATAAGGGCATTATCTGGCAATGTAACGTATCTGTGAGGCATTCCAATCTACCTCAAAGTATCCGCTGTAGGGTATTTGGGATACGGCAATGTTTTCAAAGGCACCATAGCCATGGGTATTAGGGTCTATCCAAGCCGTTTTCACCTCACGAAGATGAGGGATCCTGACCCCATTGACAGCTTGTAGTGCGTCAATAAGGTGTGCTACAATCAGCTCACCATTAAAGGGTAGGTGCTTAAGGTAGGTTTCTATAGCCTCCTTAACAGGGAGTTTGGCTGAGAGTATATCCATACCATTACTATCCAAGACAAGCGGGTCATAATACACGTGTAAGCTAAGCACCAACTTGTCAGGTAGGTAGTTAATCACAGTAGCTCGCACGCCTGCATCTTTTATCTCAGCTATATAGCCCTTGAAAGCATTGTGTTGGTCTTCTGTGATAGGCTGCAAGCGCCCCCCAGATTCGGTGGCTATCTTGACAATCAATCGGCCGTCTTCACTCTCCACCACAGCCGAGTACTTGACTATCTTACTTGCCTCTATTTGCTCCTCACTATGCCCTGTATTGTTGAACTTATCGCTGTCAGGCAAAAGGTCAAAGCCGTACTGAAAGGCAAGGGCTTTGTTGCGATACCAACGTGCAGTGTGAGGAGTAAGCTCGGCAAGGCGTTTGTCTATATCCGTTCTATGCAGATCGAATAGCTTCTCCAAGCTCCATATTGCTACTGAGATGACATAGACCCACAAGCGCCATATAGCTACTTTGGAGGTACTATTAAGCTCATTAAGGGCAGGCTCTTGTGTCTTGGCTTGGTAGATGAGTTCTTGTATTTCTTGTATGCTTCGTGCCATTGTTCAGTTGTTAGTGGTTAGTTGTCAGTAGTTAGCCCCCTATTACAAAGTCAAGGTTAATCGCCCAAATGCTGATACCTTCAAGGCGTTCCAAGACTTGCTTGTCTTCTTTGGTAAAAGCTGTAGCAGGCTGGATGTTCTTTGCGGTATAGTAGGCTAATATATCTTTGTTTCTTGCTCCTGCTGAAAGAGGAGAGACATTAAGGGGGGCACCCGCCACCATATCGTCGGTAATGCTCTTTTCATTAAGTCCAGCCAACTCAAAGATACTCTCAATGGTACCTGTGTGTTGCAGGGCGAGGTCAAGGAGTGATTGGTTATGTAGGACTGTTATTGTCATCTAATTCAAAAGTTTTATAAAACTTCTTATTGATTATCTTGAGTAGAACCTTCGCAAAGCGAAAGCCTAAACAATCTAAATTTTCCAATAGGCTCACTACTAATTGCCATATAATCCCTATAAGTACTATCCAATAAAGCCAGTGGAAGGGGTCAAACTCAAAGCCTCCAAGACTTGGAAATTCCACATTAGCCGAGAAGGTATGCAGTATATAAATAGGCACTAAGTAGGTGGCTATCTTTAGGATCATACGTCCAAATTTGCGACTCTCGTGCTTTTCTCCTCTCTTCCTTGAGGCCTGTACGCCCGTAATCCATTCAAATACGAGCAATACCACATAAGCGGTAAGGAATAAATGGTTGAAACCAAAGAGAAAATGTACAGTAGCAAACAAAAAGGAGAGTATTACGTCCATCTTTATAAAGAGCATTGAAAAAGTGTGACCAAAGGAAGAGTGCAGGAAGTCTTTGCTATCCCTAAATCCAAATCCTTGTAAAATGTAATTGAGTGATATCATCGTTGTTAGTTTATTTTTTAGCTTATTGTCCCCGTTCCTGTACTGGTCGTGGCGCCCGTATAAGCTCCTGCCTGTAGGGTGATTCCTGCCAGCACCGTTACCTCGCCGCTTCTGACAAAGGTGTCAATAAGGGAGGCTAAGCGTTCAGCATACTCTTCCATACTCGGTTCGGTTTTGGTAAGCATATCCCGTTGAAGGGAGATAATGCCTTGTTTGAGTTGTTCTTTGTTTAAGCCCATAGTTGGTTTATTTTGTTGTTGATTTCTTCAAACTTGGCTATGTTCTGTGGGGCAAAGTTGCCAGGGCCTGAAGGGGTTTGTATGATAGCGCTTTTAAGCTCAGTTAAAAGGTCATTTAAAAGTTTTTTAAAATCTACCGTTTCGTTGTGTAGGGCAAACTTATCAGCTTTCAGTTCGTAAGCTTCTACCTCTTGAACATTGAGCAAAAAGGGCTGACTTTCATTATTTTCTACCATACCCACAAGGATAAGACTTCCTATTTTGGGTTTGATATACATTCCCCCTATACCAAGTGCTATGTTTAAAAAGGGTAGTTTTGTATCTAAATCAGTAGCCTCGCAGGTTTTTTCCTGCCAATCTACAGAGGTTACTGTTGCCCATTGTAGCACTTGAGGGATAGCTTTCTTTATCTTTTCAGAAAGCAATATGTCAAACTCGTCTATCTCGTTCATAATGTACTACCACCAATTTCTATTTCCTGCCTATATTGGGCGTTGCTAATACTCTTCTTTACTCTATCTACATAGTACTCACCGTGTCTATCGGGGTAGAGGGTGGAGCTTAGGCGTATCTTCTCGCCATGCTGTAAGGAGGGAGTACCATAAGTGGTAAAACTCCCTTCGAACCCCTCACGCTTGTGCAACTCGTATAGGCGCTTTACTTCCTTCTCAAGTTCGGCTTGTGAACTAACATGCCAAGTCATTTTTAAAGTCGTTTTAGGGTTTTCATCGCCAAACTCATATTGTAGGCGTTTACCTTTGCCAAAGGACGAGGTGCCTATAATCTTTATGGTGCGCTCTTCTTTGCTTAGGTACTTAAGGTTATTCTCTGTGCAATTGCGTTCTAGGTCGAAATGCTTCATCTCACCACTTACTTTTACATCCGAATAAGGCTTGGCTATAGTGAGTTTGCCTGCACGAATAAAGCTATATATTGACCAATCTTTTTGGAGTTTGTCCAACACCGCACCCAGTGTGGTATTGCTAAAGCGTACACCGCCAAGGCTTATATCTTCTACTTCTAAAGGGTAGTCTTTCACTACTTCAGTGAGGAATGTTTTTAGATTCGCCTTTGCCGACACGTAATTAACGGGCAACTGACGTAGCTTCCACATTGCATCGCTAAGGCTAATAGTGATAGGAAAGTCTGCTGATACTTGGGTAATGAAGCCCTCGAACTCCTGCAAGAGCTCACCGTTGTAGCCCATTTGTATCACTACTTTGTCTCCTACAGCAAAGAGTTCCCTTACTTTCTGCTTATCAAAATCACCTACATTGCGGGGTAGTACCACACTTGCCGTATCGGTGAGCATTTTCCACGAACTTTCAATCTCAATGGCAGAGACTTTTTGTACCTTAAAGGGTGTGCTCTGCTTGGGGTAAAAAGTGATGGCTACTTCAATGGCTAAGGTCATAGTCTGTAAATAAGTTCAAAGGGTTCGTCGCTAATGCAATTCAGCTCTATGGGAATGATGTTAGGTGTACCTTCCAAGCTACGTATATCAATGCTTTCAATCACTAAGTTGTGAATGTTTTTCCATCCAAAAAGGTCTCCTTCTACCGATATAGATTGTATTACCTCTGACCATTCTATAAGGCGTTTTTCATACTCTCGTGAGCTTAACTCATCATTGTGGCACACCGTTCGAATACGTATTTGCCAATCGTCAAAGCCATAGATTTCCTTAACAGTACCATTGCCACCTATTACATCTGTACGACTTATATTCTTTACTCTCGAAAAATCTACCATAGTAGCAGGAGGCAACCAAAAGTCGGATAACTGCTTTTCTACTATTTTACTTTGGTAGTCGTAGAACTTATAGCTACCTGCTGTGAATTTCATAGGAAATACAATAGGTGTACCGAGTTTGGATAGTCGCATAGCCTCCTCTCTTCCCACCGTACGAACACTACCATATTCGGCCGTGTGTGCAGGCTCTTTGCCTATAGGTACAGTGAGGTACACGGGTAGGTTAGTGCCAAAAGCCAATTTAAAGAGTTGTGATATGTTATAGCGGTTATCCATTGTTTACATTGAGTTTTAATAGCTTTTTGATGGTATCATAGTCTTTATCGTCTCTCTCCAACTGTATTTTGATACGTTTCTCTATGGCTGTACGATTATGTTTTCCCTTGATAAGTTCTACCATATTCGCCCCTACTAAAGGATCGGACTTCCAATTGCCCTGCTGACTTTGTAGAATAAATCCTACCTCTTGCAACAAACTATCTCCAATACTAAAGTCCCCCGCTATGATTTCTAAGTCGTTATTTTCAGTTATAAGTATATCCATCATTCTTATAAGGTTACTAAGGCATCACGCATACGGTCATTGATTTTGCTAATTACTCCATTAGCCGCATTTTCTTTACTTCCAATAGTTTTGTCAATAGGAAAAGTGTTGTTCATAGTGATGTTAATGGTGATGGTCTTACTGCCCCCTCCACTTCCTCCTACGCTCATAGTGCCGTCTTTACCTCCATCTTTGCCCCCTTTAGTAGGGGTGATAGGGGTAGGGTTTGCACCTCCTCCAATAGCCGAACTGGCAGAAAGGTTGCCTGCTTTAGGGGCTTCGGTAGCTTCTTTTTTCTCTTTATTCCAAGTAAGAGATTGTCCCGCCTTTGTGAACTCTTCTTTAGCGGCAAGATTAGCTTCATAAGCTACTTTAGCACTATCAGTAATGGCTTTTTTACGATTTTCAGTATCTTCATTGATTTGGGCAAGCATCTTATTGTTTTCGTTCTCATCTCCCAATCCTACAGCATTCTTAAACTCATACCATCCCTCTTTTATCTTATTAAGACCTATCATTAGGGAATTGACCATAGTTAGCCATACTGTTTCAATACTTGCTGAAAATCCTTGAAAGAGGAGCTTGGCACCTTCCCATGTATGTTTCCATGCTTCTCCCCAACCGCTGACCTTATTAGCCAAGTATATAATACCTGCCACCAATGCGCCAATGGCAACGATAATAATACCAATAGGATTAGCTGACAGAGCTGCATTCCACAGCCATTGTACAGCTGTAGCAGCTTTTGTCCATACAACCATTAGTTTCTGAACTACTACAGTTTGTTTAAGCCACCCTCCAAGAGCCTTTACCACAGGGGCAAGTCCTGAATAAGCAGACCCCATATCGCCCAAAGTGCTAATAACGCCTCCTAAGCTGTCACCTACTACACCAAGCACCTTGGTAAAGGAAAACGAACCTATTTTCAAGTCATCTAACCAAGCTTTACATCTACCCATCCACTCACTCCAACCACTCATTACGATAGTAGCTTGTTCGGTAGCTACATTGGTACCGCTGATTTGCTCGGTAAGCTCCGCTTGAGCTTGTGCAGTATTGATAAGTCCTTGAGCAGCTTGTATATTTTCAGCACCAAAGACAGCAGCCAAAACATCGGTATTTTGTCCTATCTTCTGCAACTCTTTGAGTCGTTCGGCAAAAGGCACAGTAGTGTCTGATACTTTTTGCATATTTACTCCATAGGCGGCAAGCATATTAGTAGCCTCTTTAGAGAGTGCCGAGGGCGCATTCATTTTAATAAGTACGTTCCTAAGTCCTACCCCTGCTTCAGCTCCATATTTGCCCGATTGGGCGAGAGCTTGCAGTGCAGCGTTTGTCTCTTCAAAACTCACATTAGAGAGTTTAGCAGCTCCACCTGCTTGCACGAGGGCTTGAGCTATTTGAGGTACTTCAGCGGCACCTTCTTTGGCGCCCGCTGCCATTACGTTCATCATTCGCTCCATTTCGCCAGCTGCTGCTATAGGGTCATCTAAATTCACTTTGAATTGAAGCATTGAGGTAGTAAGTGCATCAGTAGCCCCTACTACATCACCCCCCATAGTTTTGGCAAGTGTATTGGCATAGCTACCCATTTTGGCAAGCGCCTCATCGCTTTCTCCTATCTGAGGGCCTAAGCGTGAGAGGATTGTTTGAAAAGTAGCAAGGTTGTCAGTAGCCGTACCTCCAAATTCTTTGGCAAGGTTACGTGCCTTTCCTCCAAGTTTATCCAAATCGTCTCCGGCAATACCGGTAATAGCAGCTACATCAAGTAATGATTTCTCATAATCTGCACCTACTTGTGCGGCCTCTGAGAACTTTTGAGTAATATTCAAAAATCCTTGTGAAGCTGCTTGCCAATCAATAGGACGTATACTGGTTGCCAACTTATCCCACCCCTCTTTCATACTGCTTATGAAGTCTTTCCAAGTATTGTGCATACCTTCTGTGGCACGCCTCACATTCTCCTGTGCAGTGTGCAAAGGTTGCGATACATTGTCTTTGGCTTCAAAAATCCACGTTGTAGTGTGATTCACGGTTGCGGAGTATTAGGGGTTAGACTGTTTGCTAATTTCGTTCAGTACTTCTACTAAGGCGCGTTTTACAGCTTGGTATAAGAGTTGTTCTTGGCATTTCATACTAAAGTCAAGGGCTTTAAAATGTTCCTGCCACTGAGTATCGTTCATCGTTTCAGGTGTCTGCCCATTGGCACGGAGTAGTGCATCTATGCCCTCTATAAAGTCGTACGCTTCTAAGGAAAGGAGCGACGACTCTACACTTTTTTTAAGGCTACCTTTGAACTTTGTAATAGCTTGCTCAGCTCGGTAATCAGCCCCATATAGATGGAGGCATCATTTTCCATCCACTCCATATCACCATCCAGTACACAATTCTTTACCAGTGCCTCATTGGCCTTGTCGGGGCTTTCTATATACTCTTTAGAAGTCACCAAGGCAAGTAGGTTTTTACTGGGCTTCCTTACCAAAAAGTAAGCAGGATCTTCACTGGCTTCTCCCTCTTCGGTAAAGGTAGTACCCGATGGATACACTGCTATTTCTCTTACCACATTAGGGTATTTAGCCTTGTAGTTTTCTATATCGGCTTCGGTATATTTTTTCATTTTAAATAGCTTTTAAAAGGTTATTAAATATTCCAGTCAATATGACTTACAATCAGCTCAAACTTAATAGCTATAGAGCCATCTCCTTGCTTGATAGCCATTTCAGTACCTAAGAACTCCGCATTGCGTATCATATCTTTAATGATAAGTCCGCTTGGTGCTTCATAAATAACAGGAATATCAAAAGGTTCTATATCTTGCAGGCGGGTGCCCTTTGGTAGGGAACGATGTATGCCGTCGACCTCTTCTTTGAGAATAGTAATAGAAGCCTTCGCCTCATAATTCTCCTCCGTACGTCCCACGGGGAAGCCTCCCGCACCCATAATATTTGATTTTTTGGTACTATCCGAATAGTTAATTTCGACAATACCTACCACATCACGCCCTAATAGGTTGAAGGTTACACAATTCCAACCTTGGAGCTTGCCGAAGTGGTTAATAACATTGGTATTTCTTGGCATAGTATTATAGATTAGAGGTTAAACCAATTTCGCCCTCAATAGCGTGTAGAATATCATCTGGCACAAGGCGTATTTTCACCTTTAGGGGCGTTTGCTCTGTTACCGTCTGCTTTGCGTCAATACTCACTGCATAACCGCTAATCTCACCAGTTACTACCATTTGTCTTTCGATAGCTTTTCCTGCTAATTCCTGCAAGGAGGTAACAATACTGTCTTTAAGGTAGCCCGTTTGTGGGTTCTTAGGGAGCTTGCTTTTGATGCGCGGTGAAAGAGTTTGTCTTACTAAGCGTGCTGCTTTATTCCATATCCTATTATTTTCAATATAGGTATAGTCAGATGACTTACTCACACAAGTAGGAGAGTTTGATAAGAAAAAACCTGCCATATCAGCATATTGTCCTGCCAAAATATACCCTTTATCATTGAGTAATTTCAGCTGCTCATTGCTAAGCTCTTCTGCACTTTGCCCTGTAGAAATACCTCCACTGATGTAGCGTTTTTTCCCCTCATCGGTAAGGGGATAGGTATTTCCCCCTTTGGCATTTTCGGGTTTTGTTTCAATATCCACTGAACCTAAGTTCTCACTCACATTGCGCACCGATAACATACCCAAAGCACTACCTACACTGGCGTGGTACTTGTAAGCCTCGTCAATAGCGGCAATACCTCTATCTTGGGCTATCACCACTGATACTTGTGGGGCATTTTTCTCTTTTAGGTCAGCAAAGTTATTGACCGCTAAGCTGTTTTTCCCTTTTCCCTCTACAAGAACAAAGTCTATGAGTATACCATCGGGTTTTACAGCTTCTACGATTTGGGTTTGTAACTCTTCTACATCGCTGGCAATGGTGGAGAGGTCATTGGTAAACCCAAAGAGCCCTACCCCTTTTACTTGTTTGTTAGCACGGATAGCTTTTACTATCTGTGCCGTACTATCCTGCATTTTACCCACTGCAACAGGTAGAAAGATGATATAGCTTTCGGGAGCTAGGCGAAAGATCTCCGACAGGTGATAGTGGGTAAGTATTTTCTGATTAGCATCCAAACTTTCAGTAATACCTACCGCCTCTGCATCCTTTAGCTGAATAAAAGACTTAGTCTCTCCGTGTGTGAGTTGCGTTCCTGCTACGGCCATAGCAGCTACTACTAAAAACAAATTATCTTTAGTGGGAGCGGTACGCCCTAAGCCTCCTTCAGCTTTTTTAAATGTAAATCCTTTGAGTTGTCCCATGGTTATTCAGTTTTTTGTTCGTCGTCTTCTGTAGGCTCTTCGGTTTCTGTTTTGTCTTGTACCGTAGTTCCTTCTGCTTTAGAAGTTTCTGTTTTGCCTTCTTTATCTCTTTTGATTTGAGGCATCTTGTTTGCTAACTTCGTAACTTTGCTATTGTCAAAGGTATATACCTTGCTTTCAATAGTAGAGGCGTGTAACTGGGCACGATTTTTTTCATAGAAGACCTGCCCATCTTCGGTGGCAAATACTTCTTCGAGATCATTAGCTTTCAACACTTCTACAGCGATAGCTAATAGTTGCATATATGTTTTTGGATTTTCCATTGTTTAAATTGAGTTTAAAAGATTTTTAAATAAGGGGGTGGTCTTACGGGATCACCCCCATCTATTAGCTACCACTAGTGATAGCCGCTGTACCTTCATCCTTGATTGCGACACATACAAAGTGCATTTCAAAGCCTATGGTATGCTTGCGTCCTTCTGGGTTACTACTTTTCTCCCGAGCATAGCGAACGGCACTTCCTACGGCTTTCACAGTGTAGTTCTTGTGAAATACAACAGAGGCCTCTTTACCTTGTGCTACCGCTCCAAAGGCTTCTTTTTCACCGTTATGATAGGTAGGGGCGTAGGTACTCTCATAGATTTCAAAACCATAGTAGTTGTCGGCTATTTTACCACTATTAGCATCTTGGTATCGGGTTTTAAAGGTCAAGTCCTCAATGAGCAAGTCCGAGACATGGTCAGAGCAAAGCACCAATACACGTCCTTTTTTAGGTACTTTGAGTTTGTCTAATAGCTTTTTAAGCCTAATCAAGTCCTTAGCGATAAGGCGTTTGCGCCCTGTTCCGTCATCCTCACCTGTGGTTACGATTACAGGGGTTTGGGCCGTGTTTTTCTGTGGGGCGATAGATACCAAGGCGTGCTCAGCTGTTCGATCTTCCAAGGTCTCACGATGTTGTGCCTGTACATCACTCACCTTTTCATAAGGGAGTGCATAAAGCTCATCGGTAGTGACCTCTGTATTTTCGGTTTCATACTTATTAAGGGATATAATCACCTTGCCATCTTCCCGTTGGTGAGAGGCGATAGGGTAGACTGTGTTATTAATAAGTACCTTTGGGGCAAGCCCTCGCACAGGTATCTTAATAACATCATTGTTTAACCAATCAGGTTTTGGTTTCACAGCACCTAGCCAATCGTTCTCGTGTCTGAAATGCGTGATGAGTTCGGTTACCGCGAGCTCATTTTTTAGGGGTAATGTTTCTCGTCTAATGGGCATTTTCTACTTGTTTTTTCGTTGATACATAGCGTTGAGTTCTCTTACCTTTTGAGGATCTGAAACCATTAGTGCCTCTAAGGCATCAGGATCCTTTGTTAGGTAATCTTCCATTGTCCAAGTGCTTCTGTCCTCTACAGCACTTTTAGTGGGAGTGATAGTTTGTGAGGCAGGTCGAGGAGCCTCTATTGCCTCTAAAAGGGTAGCCGTTTTATCATAGTCAGCCTCTGCCAAGCCTACATACAAGTCTTTTTTGTCGGCAGTAATCTTCTTGTCGAAGATAGCTTTATTAACTAATTTCTCGGCTCTATCCTTAGCTTCTACCGCTCTCTTAGTCTCTTGCTCTTTAAGAGCTTGAATACGTTCTTTAATTTGCTCATCGGTAGCATTTGCTGCCATTCCAAGAGCGGAAATAAGGGTGTCTCTATCCATTTTTTCTATATTTTTTGAATTGATTACTTTGTTAGGCTTAGGCAGGCTCTTACATCCACAAGCTTGCATCATGGCTACAGTCTCAGTTGTGATTTCAGGATCTCCATCCACAATCTCTGATATAAGCCCTATTTCTTTTGCCTCCGTAGCACTTAGCCAGTAGTCCTGCTTCCATAGCTCATCTATATCTTCAGAAGTCTTTCCAAAGCGTTTGGCATAGACCTCTTTGTATTGCTCTGTTACATTCTCCAAGTGCTTTAAGTCTGCCCGCATCTGATCTATATTACCATAGAACTCTGTAATAGGCTTGTGTATCATAAATTGGGAACTCTTATAGGCTTTAGCAGGGAAATGAGCCATAATGTAGGTGCCTGCTGAGGCTACCAATGCTCCTGTGCTAATAGTTACACTTTTAAGGCGTTTGAGTTGGTTTACAATTTCGGTAGCTTCATATACCGAACCTCCCGCGGTATTGAGATATACCTCGGCAGAGGTGATACCCTCTTTCAGCGCTTTATCTACTTCATATCGAAAGTCGGAGGCTGTCCATCCAAAGTATATCTGCCCTGTAATACGGAGCTCCAATACACCTGCTTGGGCATTTATCTTGGCTATACTATGTCCTTTTACTTGTTTATTCATTTCATTATTCAAAAATTAATTGTGAGAGAAGGCTATCCGAGCTTTCTTATCTTTTCAGGTGCAAAATTCCAAAGAAGTTGGCTCCCCTACAAATTGACATTCCGAAATAGGCAGTAAATCCGACCCAAAACAGGCAGTAAATCCGACCCATTTCAGAACAAGAATTTTCAGAAGTTGGGGGCATTACGGAACTTTGCACCATAAAAAGATAACTATGGCCAAAGAGATAGAAAAGAAATCTGCGCGTATTCTCTTCATTGAGCAAGGCAAATCTTCGGAGGAAATAGCAGGGCAACTCGGCGTCAATAAACGTACAGTAGACCGATGGGCTACTGAGGGAGAGTGGCGCAAGATACGTGATGCTAAAGCTAATTCAGGTAAGGAGCGCATAGAACGCACCCAACTTGTGGTGGACTCCCTTACCGATAGACGCTTGCAGGTGATTGAGCAGATAAAGGAGAATGAATCTGAACTCAAAACCGCTGACAAGGAGCAGAAAACTACTTTGCAGATGGAACTGCTTGATTTGCGTAAGGAATGTGCTACCATAGATGACGCTATTGCTAAGTGGAATAAGCGTATTGAGAATCTTATAAAGGGCACTAAGATTACCCTTTCGATGTATATAGAAGTAATGGAGAGTATCTTTGAAGCCTTACGCCTCAAAGATGAGAAGCTCTATATACTTACTTTAGATTTTCAGGAGGAACACCTGCATGAGGTTGCCAATAAAAAGTTTTAAGTAATGAAAGTAGAAGACAAAATAGCCAAAGAGCGGTACTTACAAAAGATAGCCTTTGCCAAGAGTGCAGGGGCACGTTTTGCTAACGAAACCGCTGAAGAGCGTAAGGCAAACATAGAGGCGTGCCGTAAGAACCCTCGCCTAATGGTAGAGCGTTATTTTCCTCACTATGCCGATGCTCCTTGCGCTGACTTCCAAATAGAATGGGCTAAAATGGTACAAAAGAACCCTACTTTTAAGGGCTTTTGCCAATGGGGTCGTGCGCTTGCTAAATCGGTATGGAATGATATTTTTCTGCCCTTTTGGTTGTGGTTGCAAGGCGAACCTATGTACTTGGTGATTATTGGTAATAGTTATGAGCGTGCCGAGCAGCTGTTGGAGGATATTAAAGCAGAGTTTGAAGCTAACCCGCGTATCCTTGCCGACTTTGGAGAGCAGAAACAGCTAGGCACTTGGGAAGACGGCTTCTTTATTACAAAAGGAGGTTTTATAGGGCAGGCGCTTGGTATGGGACAAAATACACGTGGACTTCGTGTGAAAAACAAACGTCCTAACTTTATTGTAGCTGACGACTTAGAGGATAAGGAAATTAACAAAAACCCACGCCGGCAAGAGGAAGTAGTAAAGTGGATAGACACGGCTCTTATTCCTACTATGGATGGCAAGTATCGCCGCTTTGTGCAAGCAAATAACCGTTTTGCTCCTGTGATGATACAGACTATGCTACAGCAAAAGCACCCTAAGTGGAAGGTACACCAAGTAAACGCTTATGATCCTGTAACCTACGCCCCTACGTGGGTGGGTAAATATGATGATACTTACTTCTATGAGTTGGTGTATGGTGCAGACGGCATAGGTGAATTAGCTGCTAATGCTGAGTATAACAATAGTCCCTACATTGAGGGGGTAATTTTTAAAGAGGAGCAATTCCAATGGGTAAAACTTCCACAACTTCGTACTATGGAGTACATCATCGGACATTGGGATATTGCCTACGCGGGTAATGCCACCAGCGACTACAATGCTGTAGTAGTGCAGGGTATTAAAGAACGTAAGTTCTATGTGATTGATACCTTTTGTAGGCAGACGAAAATGCGGGCAGCTGTAGAATGGATGTGTCAGTTTCAAAAGCACCTACCCACTACAGTAGTGGTACATTGGCAGTATGAAGCCCAGTTTTGGAATGATGAAGTACAACGTACCATACGAGAGGTGGAAAAGGAAACAGGCATTACCCTCAACCTTACCAAGCGTACCCTTGACCGTACTCGTAAGATAGACCGCATTATGAGTATGCAGCCTTACTATCAGAACGGGCGTGTCTTCTACAATGAAGCCCTCAAGGGCTCGGTGGATATGCAAACAGGTACAGGACAACTCAAGAGTATAGAGCCCCAGTACAAAACTCACGACGACTGGCCCGATGCACACCAAATATGTACTACCGACCTTGAAGCCTATATGCCTAACAATAGCTTTAAAGTGCTGATGGGTAAAATGAAAACCTTTAATCGCTGGTAAGTGGTAAGGCGATTAATCACTAATCATTAAATATAGATCATTAAAATGATATACCTAAGAAAAGAAAACCTTATCTCCAAAGCCTTTGAGCGGGCAATTGATGAGAGTAGCCAAGACTTTGAGCAGGCCCTCACCGAGAGTGAAGCCGAACATATTGCTGTCTTTAAAACCCTTTTAAAGAGGTATTATGATGTGGAGAGTATTTTTGACCCAGAACGCCCCCACTACAATATACTATTGGCACGTATGCTTACCTTCTTTGTCCTCTCTGATGTCTTTTCACGCAACGCCTACCGCAAGTATAACCCTAACAGCAATACCGAAAAACAAAAAGAATGGGCGGAGGGTATGTTGGACAAACTCTCCAAAGGAATTTACATTTTAGAAGACTTACCCAAGCCTCCTACCAATGAGCAAAAGGGAAGCTCGGCACGCTTCCTCTATGGTAACCTTACTAACAAAGACTTTTATATCTAATAAACAATGAATATATTACAGAAAGCCTATAACCGTGTGCAAGCCTATTTTGTGACTAAAGCTCCTTTTACAATGCTTAAGGTAGCCTTGGCGGGGCGTAACAATAGTGCACCTTCACAGAATATCAGCTACCAAGCCAAAATGTTGCGAGTGGAAACCCTCCAAGATTGGAAAATGGGGGTAATGCTCGCTACTAACCCCGACAATCCCGAAAAGCTAAAGCTACGCCAATTATATGACAACCTAGAGCAAGATAACCATCTTGGCTCAGTGATTGAAAGTCGTATCGCCAAAACACAGCAGTCACCTTTTCGTCTTGTGAACACTAAGAAAGAACGCAACGAGGAGGCTAAGGAACTGTTAGAAACTATGTGGTTTCAAGACTTTATCAAACTTGTACTGATGAGTAAGTTTCAAGGTACTACCCTTATTGAGCTTTTTAATACCGATGAGAACGGCGAGCTTACCGAAGTAACCGAGATAGGGCAAGCCTACTTTAACCCCCTCAAAGGTATTGTACTCAAGGAAGCAGGCGACACTACAGGCACCCCCTACAAAGAGGGTAACCTCGCTAACTTCTATATCCAAGTGGGCAAGGACTACAACGATTTAGGACAATATGCCTTAGCTGCCCCTATTATCTTAGCCAAAAAGCTCGGCTTAGGTTCGTGGCTTGACTTCATTGAAAAGTACGGCGTGCCTCCTCTGTTTATCACTACAGAAAGAGAAGACGATACACGCCTTAATGAACTCTTTGAAATGGCTACCAACTTCAAACGCAATGCCTTTATGGTAGGGCGTGGCAATGAAAAATTTGAGGTGCCTAACATCTCACAAAACAACAATGCCGAAGTCTTTGACACTCTCATCAAGCGTGCTGATAACGAAATCTCTAAGCGCTTTTTAGGCGGAACTGGTCTCACCGACGAGAAAGGCTTTGTAGGCTCTGTAGAGGTGCAGTTTGAACTGGCTTCCTACCGTTTTCAAAGCGATAAACTGCTTGTAAAGCATATCATCAATAAGAAGCTCATACCGCTATTAGTGAAACTCTCACCTGTTTATGCACCTTTAAAAGACTTGCGTTTTGAATGGGACGACGAGGAGCCCCTAACAGCTGAGAAGTTTTGTAAAATGGTAGAAACATTAGGTGCTTATTATGATTTTGACCCTGAACAAGTAGAAACCATTACTGGACTCAAGATAGTAGGCATAAAAAGCCAAACCCCTAACCTCCTATCCGTGGAAGACTCAAAAAAAAAAGCCTATACAGTAGCCCTCTAAATGAGCGTTGGCAACTGCACCGAGCTCTTTTGCGCACAGAGGAACTCTATACTCATAACCATTGTGAGTGTGATCACGATACCCATGCCTTGGACCTTACAGGTTGGCTAAAGGTAATGGAGCAAATTGCCAAAGATAGGTATGAGGGGAATCTCAAAAAAGGAGAACTATCCGATGAGTACATTTTAGAAACCTACAAAGAACTCAATGGCGCTATGTGGAAAGGTTTTGGAAAAGATAGCTTCAAGGTGAATAAGCAAACGGGAGCTATCTCTCCCGAAGTACTCCAAATGCAGCGCAATCTATACAAGTTTAGCGGGGCAAAAAACTATGTACTCCTACAGCAGATAAATGAAATCTTACGTTCAGACAAAGGCAAAAATTGGCAAACATTCCTACAAGAAGTGCAGCAGCTAAACCCTAAGTACAACAAAAATTACTTGCAAGCTGAGTGGCAAACAGCCAAACAAGCGGGCTACCATGCCGCTAATTGGCAGGAATATATGCGTATGAAGGACATCTACCCTAACTTAAAGTATATGACTGTAAAGGACAACAAAGTAAGGGAGAGCCACCAACTGTTAGAAGGATTTATAGCTCCTATTGACAGCAACTTTTGGAAAGTATGCTACCCACCCAATGGCTGGCGTTGCCGTTGCTACGTAGTCCAGACAGCCGAACCAGCTTCACAGGAACGCATTGCCCCTAGTACTCTTAGTGAGAAAGACTTCCCTAAAGAGTTTCGTGGCAATGTAGCTATTAGCGGGCAAGTGTTCAAAGAGGATAGTACAAACCAGGGCAAACCTCACCCTTACTTTGCCCTCGCTTTAGATGCCAATAGCGACACCAAAAAAGCCTTTGAACTAAGCAAATTAAAAGCACCCTATACAGAAGTCTATGAGGCTAAAAATGGGGCAGTGGTAAAGGTAAGCCCCTTTGCTGACGAAAGCGACCTTGCTAAAAACCTTAAAAGTGCTATTATCATTGCCGATAACTTTGGGGTGAGTATGAATATACGCCCGCATTTAGAAATACAAAATCATAAGAACCCCGAATATGAAATGAATGGTATTATTGGCGATAGGGCAGAACCTAAGTCTGATAACATTAAAAAAGGAATTAGCAACACCTTCGATAAGAAATTAGGTAAGAAAGGGCAGTTAAAAGAACAAAAAAACACTTTTATTGTGATAGATATAAGTGGGTACGAGCTAACCAAAGAGAATATAGAAGCTGTTGTAAACCAAAGTTGGTCTAAAATCAATTATTACAAAGATTATTTGGAATGTTTTTTCTTAGTTCATAAGGATAATGCTATAATGCTAAAGACTGAATTGGTAAATAAGGGGTATGAAGAGTACAAAAAAGAAGTCTTGAAAATACAGAAAAGCAAGACCTAAGTCCTGCTTTTCTGGGTCGGCGTTGAATTTCTTCGCCACCTAACCTTTCGGCTGTTGCAAAGGTACAAAAACTTTTTTAAATAGCAATTAAAAATGATTTAAATTCTATTTTATGGTAAACTTTCAGACGCCTAACTTTGAATCTATGGCGCGGGAGATATTTAAGAGTATATCCCCTAAGGTCGCCCAAAAGGCGCGGGCTTTCTTTCTACAATCTTTCATAAAACAGGGATTTACGGATACTTCATTCATTCCTTGGGTGAAGCGTGTAGATGCATTGCCTCATAAGTTACTATCACAATCACTTACCCTCAAAAATAGCTTGCGTATAGCCGAACAATCTCCTGAAAGGGTAGTGATTTCAGCTGGTGAAAAATTGAGCTATGCAGCTATACACAATGAGGGAGGGACGATCACCGTAAAGGTAACCGAGAAAATGCGAAAATACTTTTGGGCTATGTACTATAAGACACAGAATAGTCGCTACAAGTGGATGGCGCTGACCGAGAAAGAAACCCTTACTATTCATATACCTAAAAGGCAATTTATAGGGGAAAGTTATACCTTGGACAAACAATTGGAAAATCTCCTCATAGAGGAAATACTACAAGCAGAAAAACACTTAACTTTTGAATAATGGAACACTGGCAAAACTTATATATAGAACTCGCTGAGCGTATCAATGAGAAAATGCCCGAAATTCAATGGATAGACCTTTGGCATAACCAAGTAGGCTTCTTAGCTGAAGAACACCCCTTTGGTACACCCGCCGTATTTATTGGGTTTCGATCCGCACAAATCAATGATATAGGCGAACTGGTACAGATAGTAGACCTGCAAGTTGATTTTTATTTGTATTACGAGACTTTTTTAGATACCTTCAAGGGGGCTTATAATCAAGAGGGTGCATTGGAATTTACCAAGAGCTTAGATGCCCTTTTTGGTAACTTTCACGGCACATCGGGCAGAAACTATAGCTCTATGCGCCGTATAGCTTTCGCCCCTGTGGATACAGGCACCGCAGGCAATCTATACCAGGTTACTTTTGAATGTAAATTGCACGATAGTAGTGCCATGAAGTACTATGAACCTACTCAGGTGCGTTTAATGGTGGAAGACGAAGATAATAGGTTTTTTGTAGGAGTAGATTAGACCCTATTGAAGATAATGTTTTCAATAGTTCTCTCTGAGCGAAAGAACTTCTCTGAAAGTGTAGCCACTATATAGCTATGAGTGTATTTTTTTTGCTCTGATAGTTTGTAGTACTCCTCTCGGATAAGATTGTAGAATAGCAATGTAAATCGTCGTTGTTGTTTTGTTGTGGCTCCCATTTTATTCCTTTTTTAGACTGCAAAAATAAAAAAACGTCTGCTATTATCCAAATTGGATTTTAGCAGACGTTGTTAGCTTGGGTCAATGTTTTTTTATCGCTTCAATAACCTTGCTATCTCTTCATTGTAGCTTTCCGTTCGGCTTTCTTGATAGCGGAAGTTTTCATGATCTTGACTGCTCTCACTGATTACAACTTCTGTGCGCTCTTGCTCGTACTTACGGAATATAGTCATCAGCTTAGGCATACTGATACGCTCGTATAGCTCGCCAAACTCACCCGAAACAATCCTCTTGAAAATGAGCGATAGCTCCGATAGCTTCAAAAAAGAATAATCTGTGATGATTTGTTCGGTACATAACTTTATCTGCGCCTCTGATAGGGGATTTTTTAGATTTAGCAGCTCATTAAGCTCTATGAGCCATAGGGCAACGTAGCTCCTTAAAAACGCTTGTCCTCTGTTCTTTTTAATATCTACCAAACTCACTGTTTTGCGATTGACGGCATCGCTCACTCCCTTGAGCGTTACACTGCGCATAAGACAGTTATTCGGCGAATAGGCCTCTAAGAACTTCTCGTTTGAAATCGTCGCTAACTGTTGCTGTTGGTTTGGCGCGACTATTACCTCGTTTTGCATTTTGTAATATCTTGTTTAATTGTGAATTGATATATTTCAAATCGGTGTTTCGTTGGTGAAACTCGTCTAACTTTTGCCAGTTCTGTAGCAAGTACTGCCAAGTGGTGAGGGCTTCCTGCTCATCAGCTGAGTTGCTTGTAAGGTAGGAGATAATCTGCTTGAGGGCATTGCCGTCAGCACCTGTAAATTTGGGAGCAAAGCCAAACAATCGGTTATAAAAGGCAAACCACTCATCTAAGAATAGGGCGTATAAGCTCGGCGGGTTCGCCTCTTCCTCTCTATAGGTAACTTTATCACCCCAATTGCCTTGCCATTCTTCCACAAGGCTCTCCAAGGGAGGGATAAGATACCCTATTTGCTTGAGGTATTCCCCCTCTAAAATACCTTTTTTGACCTCTAACTTAGAGAACTTTCCCCCCTTATAAGTGAGCTTCAAAACTACCGCACAACTGCGTATGGTTACTATATAGGTCATTTTTTAATGATTAATGGTTAATGATTAATTGCCAGCTATTGATAGGTACACTATCAGGCTCCTGAATATTGTAGAACTTGTATATCTCTGCTCTTATCTTACTTGCGATAAGTTCTCTTTCCTCTTCAC